CACAAATCGTGTCCAAGCAGACCACGCCGTCGCACTGGTGCTATGGCGTGTCCACATTTCGGAAGATTCTCGCCGCCAGCACAACTGGATACAGTTTGTCGTGCTGTATCCCATGATGACCTTCAAGTAGACACCAGTACCACCTGCCAAGAACGGCGGTTGATTGGTGTTGGATGCAGTGTAAAAGTACCATTCGCCGGGAGTGCGGTAGTCATTGAAATTTCTAGCAGTATTCCCCATCATATTGAAGGATATTGCCAAGTTGTTATTTGCTGCCGATGTCCCCAGCGTTGAAGTTCCAACACCATCTGGTGATGTGGCTTTCATTCCTCCGATCGCCGTTCTCGTTGCGGCAGGCATACTACTTCCCGACCCCGCTGGCCCTTGTGGACCTTCTGGCCCTCTAATATCGCCACGGGCAGTTACCGTGATATTTCCACTTGCTGGTAAAGTAGCAATTTCCCACACCGTACCAGCAGTTCGTGTCGCTCCGGCAATCTCTATATCCGAACCCGCGATTAAGCAGTCTCCAACTCGCGAGCCGGAAGCATTACTATTAACATTGGCAGTAGTATTGGTATTGCCATTAACGGTAAAGACATGTCGACCCGCAGCACCCGTTGATCCCGCAGCACCATTTGCACCACTTGCACCGCGAATAGAACCAAGCGAAGCAACCGTAACACCGGCAGTATCCGTGACAGCAGTAATGCGGTACGGAGTGTATGCGCTTAATGATTGTGTGCCAGTGCCTGCAGCATTGGGTATCGTCCTACTTGAAGTACCGGGGTATAGCACTGCACCAACAATCCAATTGTCGGGACGAGTTGTATTTGCCGCGATGTTTGCGCTAACGGAAATCCATTCGGCTGTTTCTCCTGTCTCACCTTTTGCACCCGCAGCACCCGTATTACCGCGAATGTTTTCCACTGGAATTCCGGTCGTCGCCGATGTCGAGCGGACGATGCTTCCCATTGTTGTCACACCAAGTATCGTTCTTGTTGCACTTCCGGTGTTGACGATGTAATCGCCGATGAGCATACCTGGTATTGATGAAATGTTCGTAAGGTTCGTTGCCGAGTTCCAAGTGTAAAAAGATTCGCCTTTCATAACACCACGAACAAATCCGCAAAGTTCTGTATCCGACCTTGTATCCGTGATGTTGCTCTGCGAAATCGATGTTGCGTTTGCCGAGATGTTGATCGTTGCCAAGCACAATTCCCACACCGTTTCATTCCGAATAGGCACTGGTGCCGTTGGATTTGTCCCTGGGAGGCCCGTGCGTCGTACAAGAATGATTTCGCGACTCGCAAAATCAAGCCGTAACATAACGGCATCTATGCGAGCCTGCGCCCCTGCTGCCGTCAACGTCAAGGCATGTTCCGTGTCGTTTTCATACCAATAGCCATGGATGAAGCCATGGCCGTTCAATACTTTGACGCCAAACGTTCCGTTTACTTGCACTTGCAGATCGGAAAGTTTGCCTCTCAGAACACCATTGCTGAAGAAGTTCGCAAAATACTGCGAAAACTCCTCCGCTTGATAAACTCTGTCAAAGTTTCCATTTGCAAGCCGTTGTGCATTAAAAAATCCGCTTCTTTCTGCCATGATTGTTCTCCTAAATAACGCCGCTAATTCGTTGTTCGAGTGTTGCTCCTAATTTGTCAATTTCAATTTCCAGCCCGTATCCTTTGCCGTCAATAGTTTCGATGGCACCCGATACAACACCGGTATAAGTAACGCCTAAGCGAGAATCGTCTATGTGAATTGTATCGCCTAATCTAAAATCAACATTGTATCGTTGATCTACTTCACCTTTTGATTTGATGGTAAAGGAATATCCGCTATGTCCGCCAATGACGTGTGTGATTCGATCCTCGGTATGTACGTCGATTACAGTAATTTCGTCAAAGTTTTTCTCGACACGACGAGGTTCGCTGCCCGATGCGTTTGGTATTGAGTTTAGAATTGTTTGCAATTCCGACTGATACGCGGAATCCGATTTCATCGTTATTGTACGTTTGGCAATAATTGCGGAGCCACGTGCATGAAGTGTTTCCGTTCTATCATCGGAACGATCCGACAAAGAGCTAGGAGCATTGTTTCGGATTGATTTCCAGGAAACCCATGGAGAGTAAACCAGGGTATCATTTGTTACATCATTTTCCATCCAAGACCCATAATGGGTAATTTGATTCATCATCCCGCCTGGGCCTGATGGTTCTCCCACGGTACGCGACGGCGGAGAACCATCCCCCGTAAACAAATCGTCCGATTGTAATGAAACAATCATCTCAAAAGTAGTTCCTGCACGTGGGTCTTGATGATATATCCAATAACCAGGCGAACTGATTTGTACCGAAGGTTCATAGGGAACCCACGTTGGTATCACAGCATTATCGGGAATGTTTACTGATGTGATTGCCATTTTAGTCACGCTGTTGACTGTTGGTTTTGGCTGTCCCGTTATAGTCGTTCCCCACGAATATGCTTCATGAATTGTATCTGGCAATTCTACTTTTTCAATTCTTTCTGTCGTTGTTGCGATTTGTTCGATTTCCGTTTTCCCACCGAGATTATCTTCGTAGGCACTACTTTGAAGAATATCACCGCTCTCGATTGTTGTTACTGGCGTGCCAACTTCAATCCTTCTGTAGTCAATGTCATCATTTTCATAGACATAGCGAAAAAAGAATCCATCATTTTGTGCTAGCCGTACATGATCGTTATGTGCTTGCCTTGGCCGTCCGCCTAATTTGAGCCACAGATTGCCCTTTTCGTCGCATATCCGTTCTTTCTTTTCTACTTCCATAATCGTATCGCCGGTGGAAAGACGAATGTAACCGCCAAGCCGAAAGTCGATCGAACTACCATCAGGATTCCGCATTGGGATTGTCAGAGCAAAACTGCCGTTATTATTTGTCCTATTTGCCCAGGACAAACTTTTGATGTACACAACTTCCACGGCAGTACTCGCAGCGAGACTGGACTGATAATAAACCGTTGGAACTGTATATTTTGCCATTATATTTGAACCTCAAATAATTCACGCACTTTATCGATGTGAACTTCTATCTCTGTACCACTAAAAAACAAATTTTTATCATCAGAATAGTAATAGTAGGAGAAAATGTTTGTGCCAGGCCACAGTTGCGGCCACTGACTGCCGGGAGCAACGTCCATTGTTCGGTCAACGCCATTGACCAAAACACGCCAAAATCCCTCCCAAGTTTCAATTTCAATTTCTGAATTCGTCGAAAACGTTCCCAACAGAGTGAATCTCTGTATCTGTGCAAGTTCTTCGTTTTCGACTTCTATTGTCAAACAGTGAATCGCGGTGTTCGCCCGGATGTTTATGATAACACCGGCTGGCGGGCCGTTCTCATATTTGATCAAGTTGCATTTCGTCCGAAACACATCTGCAAAGACCACCGAGGGAATCTCTTGGTTGATAATCAGTGGATAATTGAACTGTGGATTGGTAAAATTTTTGCTCTGCCATATATTTCCCAAGTCGCTAAACTCTACTCCAAAGACTACTCGCGGCTCGTATGGCGTCAAGTAAAGCGGAAACGTGAACATCGGAATAGTGTACTCCTGCTGTCGTTCGATGGTGGAATAGTCATACCATCTAGGGTCAACACAAATTCCGGTAATCTGAAACTTGCAAAGAACTTCGTTATTGTCTCGCTCCGTGTTGGCAAACTTGACTTCCATTGTCGGATAAAACGCCAAGTAGTAGCCGTTGTGCATGATCTTGATTTCTTCTTGCAGTCCAACGAAAGATTCAAGTTCCCGACATTTCAATTCAATATCTGCCTCATTTATTCCAATGACACTGCCGACAACAGTGATATTCCTCGGTTGCCAGTTATGATTGAGAATCCGCTCACTATTATCAGCGGGGAAATAGAAAACGGTATCCGTACTCACTTTGGCAGTATCCCAATCGACGGACTCCAAGACGTAATCATTATCCTGCACACTGAGGGAAATGACGCTACTTGAACTGTTTTGTAATTGGATGTCCGTTACCATTACCTTCTATACAATCCTGTTATTTTGAATTTGCAAAATGCTTCATTGTTGTTTGTGGTCGATGTTCCATACCGAATCGACTCGGTTGTGGTAAAATCTATTTCGTTGTCATGGTCATAGACCAATTTGAACTGCGTTTTGGGAACGATAAGGCGATTGAGTCGCATCTTGTATCTGTTCATCGAATTGGCATCCCGATGGTCGGCAATGACCCATCCCGTAATTTCGAGTGATGAAAGTCTTTTGTGCCAAGTGTCTCTTTCCAAACCGACGATACCAAGCGTCTTGAAGAGCGTGTACGCAGTATCTTTTTCACCGAAATCGACCGTGTCCAAAACATAATTTTCTGTTTTCGTTCGGTCGATTTCCAACGTCCAGCCACTGCTTATCAGTATAACATTTTCTATCATTGTGTAAAACCCATCTGCCTAAAACCCGAATGCCAGATTACGGCTCGCTTGTTCCAGTTCTCGGCGAGCGGTTGCTTCGGTAATGGGTTCTGGGCTGAAAAAATTGAATGTATTCCCTCCGGCATTCTGTTGTCCGGCAGCCGGCACTCCCGCATACTGTCCGCCGCTGTCGGTACGCTGTGTTGCCGGTGCCAGGTTGTAAGCAAAAGTTACATTTTGCGTTGCAAGACGTGCGACTCCACTGTCGAGCAGTTTTTGCATATCATAGATTGCTCGTGGCATTGCCTCGGCAAAGCCTTCGGTGATGCCCGGCGGAATCCACTTACCAACTTTGTCTGCGAAAACCTTTGACGGAGACCGTATGCCGAGTGAACGTAGCACACTATTAACCATACCAGAAAAGAAGTCATTAATTTTAGCGTAAAACCAACTTGCGGCATTTTGTACTCCTTTCCATACACCCTCTACAATCCCGGTTCCTATTTTCACGGCCTCATTGATGATTGTCATGCCGATTTCTTTGATTCGGTTGACCATGTCCGATAGCATATGGCAGAGCCGTGCGATCGTCGATTCCACCCAACTTACAATGCTTTTGAAGAAGGATTTAATCTCTTCCCATAAATTGATGAAAACTTGCTTGACCGTTGTCCATGCTTTTGTCCACATGTCGATAATCCACATTGTCCATTCGGTGAGAGTATCCTTGTACCAAGCAATGTATTCTTCAAACCATATTTTGACGCCTTGCCATGTTTCTTCGTAAAAGTTTTTGACATTTGTCCAAATGGAGCTCCATGTGTCTATAATCCAAGAGCCGAATGCACCCAACTTGTCCATGAACCAAGTGGTAAATTCGCCCCAAAGGATTGTAATACCCTGACAAACTTCTTTTATGTCATCCCAAAAATACCAAATGGCAAGTCCTAGACCAGTGATGGCAATTACCGCCAAACCTATAGGGCCTGTGATTGCTACCCATAAACCTTTAACAAGTATTGTTAGGCCAGGCAATACGCCAGCAATCGCAGTAAGCGTTTTAATCATGGTTGCAAGGCCTATGAGCACAGGGCCTATTACCGCTGCAAATCCGACAACAGTGATAATGAAGGAATGCCATTCCGGGCCTAATTCGACAACCCACTTTAACCATTCTGCAAGTAGTCCCAAGAACTCTTTTAGAGCGGGGCCGGTAGTTGCAACAAATTCCACACCTAAATTGTGTACTTCATTCCACAATTTTGTGAAACACATTGCCGTTGTATCCGTTATTTCGTTCATCATTCCTGCGGCTTGCCCAAGACCATCATACTCATCACTGGCATTAGACAATTCTTTGGCTAACGCAACGATTGCTTCAATTCCACCTTCTGTTTTCGTTGCCCATGCTTCTAATGCTTCTTCACCAAAAAACACGTTTTCAGCGAAAAGCCGTTGTTCTTCGCTCAATGAAGGAAAAATATCTTCCAATTCTTCCATGATCTCTGCCATCTCACGTGTAACCGGCATACAAGTCTCTAAAACTCTTATGTTTTGACTTGAACCGTGATGTATTTTCTTTTGCTAATTGTTGTATGATGTAAAAATACGCTTCATCGAAACAGAACGATGTGTAGGCATTCAAGGTGAAGCCCTTCAAGGTAATAGATGTAATATACACCGTGTGCAAGTGTAATTCGAACAATATCAGGTTCAGGCAGTGTAACGCTGGCTCTCAAACTTGCTTTTGCCGCTCCCGTATCATCATTCCACGGCCGATTAACTTTCATATCCGCTTCAATCACTGCCGCTTTTGTCTCAGCATACCTCAAAATGATTGCTCCCATGCGTACCGCACAATCATCAAGGTTCTTTGCCAGTGTCGACTCGCTATAATTGAATCGAATTGCCATCTTCTACTACCTCCAGCGAAATATCCGCAATAATGTTCCACTCCTGTATGTTCACGACTCCCGTTACCTTATACTGCTTGCCGTTGATGATGGTGTAATCACCTACTTGCAAGTTGCATTCGATGATACTTTCATACAAGCAGAGTAGTTTCGGTTGTTTTTTTCAATTTTCCTGCTGTTTGGCGGAGTTGTGTTGTTTCGCTTGCTACCAATCTGATGCAGTCGTTCTGTTCATGGTAGAGGCCTAAAATGGTTCCTACTTCGCAATCTTCCGATTGCGTTCTGGCGTTTCTCTGCTACCGTCTGCGGTCTGCTGATCGACCTCTTCTAATGGAATATAACCAAGTCGGCGGTAGTAGTTTTCATAAGCACCGCTGGCTACTTCTATAACCTGCGTACCATCCTTTTTCGTAATCATTATCATCGCTTCCCCTTGTTTGTTATACTACTTGTAGTGTATTTGTCACTACAATTCTACTTTCCGTTACCTATGCTCCGGTATTGAGAATGTAGATGCTATCCGCACGTTCCAATGACGGTAGGCAAATCTGCGATACAATCGTTTCCACTTGCACCGGGTCGGTTCTTTGAACCGTTCTCATCGCCACACTTGCCGTTGCCAGATTTGCCGGGGCATTCGGATTCATTAAATCCATCCGAATCGGCGTTCCCGCCTTGGCAATCTTCCGACTCCCGACATCCACTCCAATCGTTGCACTCACCACGCAACCGATAGAAGATTGATTCCCAACATCGGCAAGGATTTGATTCCTGTTGCCGAACGTTTCTCGCGTCGTTCCTGTATTGTTAAGCATCTACTTTCTCCTTTGGTTAGGCACCCCAGTGCTTAGCCTTTACCGAACTACTTTTACGTTGTTCTGCAAGACGCTTGCCGAGGTCATCTTGTTTCGGACTGCTACTACTTCCGTATTTAATAGGAGAACCGGTTCCTTTGAGTCCCTCTGGTTTGGCTTCCGTATTCGAGAACCAAACAGGGTATTTTGTTTTAAGCGTTTCAATGACGGCGGAAATTTCAGAACTGTCATCGGCTACTTGCACTTTTGTCGTCAACAATGTCATCGCATCGTCGAGACAGGAAGTCTGCACGCCTGATTGCATCAGTTCCGCTTTCACTTCGGCTAGAAATGCCCGTTGATTCGCTTCATCTATTTTTCTTTGCTGTTCGATTTGTTGTTCGGCAAGTACTTGTGCTTCCGGTTTTTTGCTATTGCATCGTACCGATATCCGCCTCCGTCAGTTCTCCGCAAGTAGATTTCTCCTTGAGCAAATCGTCTATGAAAAGCAATTCGCAATCCGTGTATCGGTCGAGGATTTGCCAGTAGTCCTCGGCATTCGACTTCGCTTTGAGTATCTGCATCATTTCGTAGTATTTCACCGCTCTTGCTCTGACTGGACGTTGCCGTTCAATCAACGCTTTCACAATCGCCCGGCCCAGCATCGTCTTGCCCGAACCGGATTGTCCGAAAACGATAAGCCAATTCCGCTCTTGCTTTCGGATTATATCAAAATCGCGGATGTAACTCGTTGCTGCTACTTTCGCATATTGAGTCATTTCGTTCAACTCTTGGTAGTCCGAATTTGTTGCCATGCCCATATCGTCATCCGCTTGCACCTTGTTGCCCATTTGGTACTCGAACAACATCCGAAACAATTGTCCCAGTTGCTTGTCCGATAAACCTTTTATAGGTTCATAAAATGATGTATGCACCACAAAACTATCTTTCATTCCTTCGTCATCACCTCCTTTCATTCAAATCGCTACTTCCTCCTTCTATCAGTCAGACTCCGGCGGTTCGGGAAGATTGTCCTCCCATAGTTCATTGCTCTTGCCTTCCGACTCCAGATCAATCACCTGGTGCCGACGGTCATCTACTTCGATTGCAATTGCTTTCCAGTCTGTTTTTCAGTCGGCTTCGTTGTGCGGTAAGTAAAATCGCCTGATGCCGTCTTGAGACCTTCGTTCTCACCAATAGCGGCAATCAGTTTTATCTTCATTGTCTTAACTTGCATGTCAGAGACCGTCAGGTTTTTCGCTGCCAACACATACTCCGCGGCCAAACGGTCGATTTCTGCATCCGAGTATGCCCATTTGTCCGGCATATGTTGCGGATACTTTGTCCGATAATACCGAATCGTTTCGGCATCGGCATCCGTAACCTCCGGTGCTACTTGCGGAACAACATGGTTATTCCAAAAGTCTATTGCTCGTTGCTTTATCGCTTCGAATCTTTCTACCGATGATTGGATAAGATACTCACGATAGGCAACGATTTTCTTACTGTTCGGCTTGACGAATCCAACGGCAAGATGCCAGTCGGGCACGCCAAGTAGTCCGGCATACCACTGACATTGCACCAGATACTCGACGGGAATCTCATCCGTTTCTTCATCGCCCCATTCATTTACTTTGGAAATGTCGTCAGTCTTGATTTCAAGACCGGATGTAACACCATCGGCTCCGATTTTTACAATCAACCGGTCAGGGCTGGCAATCAAAAATGGAAATTCCACATTTTCAAACATGCCGTTGCCGATATCCTTCAAATTGTCAAACTCAATCACATCATAGTCCTTGGGACAAATCACATCATACTCTTCATGATTCGCCGCAAAGATGTTCGCGATGACGGGTTCGAGTTTTCGCCCGCGTTCCATTGCATTGTTATCTTCTTGCGGTGGCAGTTCGCCGATCAAGTGTAAGTAGAGCGAATGCGCACTTTTCCATCGGGACAATCCAAGGATTGCCGCTATGTCTGATCCGCCAATCGCTTTCAGTTTGCTTCTGTTAATCATGTCTCTTGTTCCTTTCGGGTTATGGGTTAAAGTTGTTTTTCATTCATTCGTTCTTGCAACAGTGCATTCAAACGACCGCCATGCTTTCTAGCAATCGCTAAAATAGTGTATCCCGATGCTCCTTTGATTCGAGCAATGCTTCCATTTGTTTAAATATTTTTTCAAGTATTTCATCTACTTGTTTCACAACACCTTCCCTCCACCTATCAGACCGCAAATTGACCGTAACCGTGCGACCTGTAGATGCAGGAAAACAGGGCATGCAAGTTTTCCTCGACACCATTGCTTCAAAAAAGGCCATGCCGTACTGCTCACGGTCGTAGTGCACTTCTAGGTCAACCTCTCCCATCCATCGACCGGCTTCAAAAGCAAGCAACAACATATCACGAGCGGTTACAAGTTTGTCTAACATTGTTCACCTCCTTTCGCTTTCGCAATGAGTTGTTTACACAGCGGTAAAATATCCTTGTCGATCCAGTCAAGTAATTCATCCAGCCGTTCCTCTGGTGAACGAGAAGCGATAGGAATGTTGGATAACCTATTTTCAATAATCTCCAATGCCTCCAACAGTTCCGTTGTTAAATTCTTTTCGCCATCTTTTTCAACAGTTGCGGAAGTGATGGATTCATCTATTTTTTGCGTTGCTACTTCTATGCCCTGCGACCTGTAAACTACGTCTCTTAACTCATCTACATCTATCGTAATGTGTGGATTTAAGGCACGAGTTGTTGCGTCTGCTGTAGCGAGGAACAGTAGTCTATTTGCGATTTCCAACAGTTCCGGGGCGCAGGCTATCAGGCGTGCAACGTCTTTGTAATACGCATTCTTTGGGTCGTCGTGTGTGCCAATTTTGATAAGTTCATTCTCTCCAATATCAACGAAAATGTCCGTTTTCCAGTATCCGTAGCCATAGTCTTCATTGAGCCTTTTTACCTGCCACATTCCCGATGTATGTTTCGTTTCATTTTTCATGTCAATTCTCCTCATTTGTTAGTAGTTATTCTTCATGTATTCGCTCAAACAGCACTGTCCACGCAACGGCGGCACACATCGGCACTTGGGCATTGCCAAGCCCTCTAATCCGCTCCAACCGATGGGAAATCCCATCAACCATTCGACCCAAGCCGGGTTCAGGTTCCCACCATTGCCCGAACGCATCGCCCGACATTCTTCTACTGTCATCTCTCCTGCATTGCTCAATTCCATTGTTCCCGGAATTGGAAATTTTCGCACCCACATCGCCAAACCATCGCCGCTTGTTTTCGACACGCCCTTTCGATTGTTGTTCCCGTTGACTGTTGGTGTTGGAATCATTTGTACTACTGTCGGCAAACTTGGACTGTCCCGTTGCCATTCCGCAGGGTGTGTTCCCGTTCGCTTTGCGTCGCTCGCTACTGGCGTCGGAAAGATAACCGAGCACCCAACATCGCTTCCTGATGTGCGGGGCACCAACGTCGGACGCGCCCAACACACACCACTGCGCATCGTACCCGCTTTCGGCCAAGCCTTCGAGGACAACGTCGAGTCCATTCCGAACAAGTTGGGCGGAGTTTTCCACAAAGACGAATCGCGGTCTAACCTCCCGAACGACGCGGAGCATCTGGAACCAGAGCGATGATTTTTCGCCGGTGATACCGCTTCTATTTCCGGCCGGATTGATGTTTTGACAAGGGAATCCTCCCGATACCACGTCAACAACGCCTCGCCATCGTCGTCCGTCAAAGGTCCGCACGTCATGTGGTGTAGAGCGGGGATTTGCACCCCGCCCCCAACCCCAAACCGGACGTGCAAGTTTCCAAGCATCCGGCTTTCCAAATTTTTCTTGATTGTGTGATGTGTCATTTCTTCCTCGCTTTCTT